GATCTTGGCGAAGATCAGACTGGATTCATCCACCAGGACATAGAATTTCCCGTCTATTTCTTCCGAGGTTGACAGGTTCTCATAATCGTGGATACTGAGATAACCGCTTCCCCGGACGTTGTAAAAAATCTCATTCTTGTAATTCTCAAAGGATTTCTGTTCGATCTCATAAGCCTGTTGAATGGTGATTTCCTTCACCCGGAGGGTTGTCTCGATGGATCCAACCAAAGCCGGATCCACCAGAGAAAGGTTCCCTCCTTCGATCTTGACATTGTTACCATTCCTGAAATGATAGGGGTCAATGGACGGCGTAGGACTTATATCATCCTCATCTTCCGGTTCATACCACGCCCGGAAAAGTTCGTAGATGATCTTCGCTCCCTTGACGCCTGAGAATTGCGGCAAGTCCTCAATCGCAGTCGCAATGGCCGGATTCAGGTCCGTAAATACATAGGGGCTGGACTGATCATCGATGTCCTGCCGAATTTCTGAAGTGAGATCAGCAACGAGACTCATAAATGAGTTACCTCTGTCGGTTCGGCATCCATTTTGTCCTGGCATGGATTGCAGATTTTCTGATCCGCAAAATCCTTGATGAAAACGGATTCGCAGACTTCACAGATCTCGTCTTCAATATCACCATCTGCGGGAAACTTCAGAACTTCTTTAGGCGGGTCATGCCGAAGTACGGATTCGCTGCCCTCGGCGCAAACAGGACAGAAATCAAGGATGCCTTTCTGTCTGAAGGGATGCCCGCATCTCGAACATTTTTTTTCTTCCGGGTATTTCTCCGTAACAATGGGCCCTTTCTCTGCGCGGTAAACGGTATCGCCTTCGGATTTATCATATAGACGAAATCCTTTTCTCCCCATGGCGGCAATGATTTCCTGATCCTCTGTATAGAGTTCCTTGCCGGCCACGGCTGTCCCAGCGCCCGAAAGTCCTCTGACTTTCTTCGGGTCAAGCCAAGCAGCACCGAGACTTCCGCCCGGCTTGCCTTCTAATTTTGCATAAGCCATATCTTCCCTCCTATTCAAGTATTAAATATTATGTCCCCATAACTGTGGTGACGGTTGTTACGCAGGTTCCGCCGCTGACATAATTTGTATCCGTTACTCCGGCATCGGCATCGAGTTTAGCGCCCAGAGCGGCCAACTGCGTCTTGACATTGTTAAGATCCGTAACGATACTATTGAAAATCTCATAAAGATCCATCTGATAGGCCCCACCTTTACCAATATCTCTTTTAACAGTGCTCATTATTCATACCTCCAAAAGACAAAGGGGCGGAAGTACCGCCCCTCTGAGTTTTAATCAAATAACCTATCTATGGTTTGTCATAGGCCAGGCACATGCAATCGAGAATCGCGAACTCATAATCAAACTTCATGTTCCATGTGTACTCATAAGCCGATTTACGCGGCTTGTATTCGCTGTCGTATCTCAGTTCTCTCCGCACGCCCATGAAGAGATTCGAGGGCGGCGCCAATACGACATGATCAGTGGGGAAGCTCGGAACCCCGATGACAGGGACACCCATATAACTCAGGGCGCCATCCCGGGTCAGATAGAAATCGCCGAGGTTGGTCTGCCGGTCGGCAACGGACTTTCTGATCCTGAGTTCGGATGTAACGGTCGTGTAGAACCTATAGCTCTTGAGCCCGATGGACTTCAACCATTTTGCGGGAACGTTGACAAGACAGTTGTAAAATACCGTGGCATCATCCGTCCAACCAGGCCCCGTATCATAGACATGGGCAGAAGCCCCATCTGCCTTTATGAGGGTGATCCAGCCATCGTTGACGTTCAGGAAGTCCTTTTCTGACCCGACATCGGCTTCATCCCCATTCCAGGCCAGATCCTCAAGATCATTGCCCAGTAGAGTCTGGAATCTGCCGGCAAGTTTGGCGTCGAAATCCTTTCTCTCGATGTTCTCTTCCAGGAAATCCAGCCCGATATCGACGGCCAGCATCGCCTTCTTCGCCGTCAGCGTGCGCTTGGCAAACGCGGCCCCGGTCAGGGTCGTGAATTCCGTCCATTCTGTGCCGACCCTCAGTTTTCTCGATCCGAAATCCAAGGTGTCGATATCACGGGTTTCGTTTCTCATCATGATAGTCTGAATTTCTCCCATCATGGACGTGTTATTTTTCGAAAGATCAACGAAATTATCGGCTTTTTCGGCCAAGACCTTCCCACTGGAGGCCAGGTCTGATAGAATTAATTGTTCATTAGCCATTTTTGTATCTCCTCATAAAAAAACCCAAGGAGAAATTCAATCCTTGGGTCGAATTAGTTTTTTAAAATCTGCCTGTCTTTGAGTCTTTTTTACCTGGCCTTCTTGAACAAGCCCGTGACATCGGCCTTATCCCCGCCGTTCTTCGGGGTATGAGTTGCAGATCCCAGGCTTGCGATGATCTTGTTCATGAACTCCGTGGAAACAGCCGCGGCATCCTTCGCGGCTTTGATGACCTGCGGGAACTCTTCGAGCTTGTCGGCGCCGATATTGCCGACATAAACCTTGGCCGCTTCGTGGAACTTCGGGTGCTTCTGAATATCCTCAGCAGTCAGCGCTTCCATGGCTTCTTTCTTGGCATTGGCAAGAATGCCGGTCGTGGCATCGGTGATCATCTTCCCGATGGTTGCGTCCCTGTCTTTCTCGGCCTTGGAGACAGCCGTGGCGATCATCTTCTTGACTTCAGCGCCGGACTGTATCTCTTTCACCAAATCCGGCCTTTCATCAGCAAGCATTTCAAGTGTCAGCTCATTCATATCCATTCCATTCTCCTTATTTTTATGGTTAATGGTTTTGATTTGCGCCGATGGAATCCCGCCATCTTGCAAATCCTGTTTTATCGCATTCTCCTTCTTGCCTTCTCCAACGGCATCCCTATGTCTTCGGATGTGAGCAATAATATCGGGAGATGCTTTTTTGCCGGACCGCGCACCCTGCGCGGCCGACCATGCCGCGTTCAAACCTCCTCTATGAAGATACATAGTTCCGGAAACATAGACTCCATCCGGCCCCACTTTCCCGTTCTGTACAAAATGATGGGGGTAAGACCACGTTGATTTCTTCCCGGCATCGCCTTGGCCGGCAAAAGCGCTTCTTGGCAGTTTGGTCTTGTCAACATTCGCCCAAGACGGTTCTCTCGAAGCGAGTTTTGAATCATGAGACAGATTCGGACCGGCTGTGAATTCATCTTTCATGGCCGTGAATAAAGATCGGGCAGGAGTTTTCCCCATCATTTCAATCAGAGAAACCATTGACATCTTGCCGTCTACGAGGTCGGCATCAATGGCCTGATTGCCGATGAAGATCTTGCCATCGGCCATATCTTTCAATACTGTCTCAACTGGGACTCCCCTGAATTTTGCGATGTCCGTCACCATCACCGAATAGATATAATCGACTTTACTCTGGATATCGGCCTGACCATCCTTTGAAAGCGGTTCATATTCTGAAGAGATACGCTTATATTTCCCAGCCGTAATCTCCGTGGTCTTTATCCCGGCTTTCTCTTCGAATTTCGAGACATCCACATGACGGGCTACGACTCCGATGGATCCGATGAAGTTTGTGTCTCCCGAGATAAATACTTTATCTGTTGCAGATGCAATCCAATAAGCGGCTGAAGCTATCATGCCGTCTGAAAATGTCACTATTGGTTTTCTGTCACGATTATCATAGATCATGTTCGCAAGCTCCTGAGTGCCGTCAACGGTTCCGCCTGGCGAATCAACATTCAAGATAATGGATTTCACGTTCGGATCATCAAGAGCTTGTAATATATCCTTACCGAGCATCTCCGTTGAAACACCGCCGCTGATTCTCGTCATGAGATTCATGCGCTTGCCGATAACACCTATGGCGTTGATGACAGCCACACCCTGAGTATTGACTTCATAAGGTAGTTGTTTATTCTCAAGCGGCTGTCCGTTTTTCTCCTCAACGGCCTTCACATAAGATTCTGATATTTTTGGGCCTCTTAGGTGTATGCAATATATATTCTGGATCTCAACAAGCATCTCCGGCGTTATAGCCCATGGACCCGTGACTATATCAATAAGCCGCATAATTTACTCCTTGTCTTGTCAAAAAGCATGTTATTATGAACTTCCGCTGAACCCATGACACAATACACGGCAGGAAACCATCTGCTTCAGCTGTCAATAGTTTACTTTGATCCGTTATTCCTGACCGCCTGCTCTTCATTCTTCTGATTCTTCTTGTCTCCGGACGTGCCGGCCTGTTCGGTCGTGGATGTGACCACATCGGTCTTCTTCTGGCCCTGATTGCCTTTATTCGCACCTTCCGGGAGAACGTCATCATTCTGCTGTTGGAGATCAATACCGTTTTCTGTAAACTCTCGGGCCTCTTTGAACATCCTCTGTTTTTCTTCTTCCCATGTCGCAGCCGTAGCGCCCTCGAATTTGCTCTGCCTTGACATGACGTGGTTCTGGATATCGGTAGTCTGCATCTTGTTCAGGACGGACTTACTCTCGAAGGTCGGCACGGGATAAGTGGCTTCGACCCTGACATTGAATATCCCATTGAAGGCCAGTTCCTGATAAATGAGCGGGCCCAGAATCTGGGTAAACTCAAAGGCATGACCGACATTGACCCAGACCTCGGCGTTCTTTTTCAGGGCCTCCATAGCATCCCCGGATACGCTCCTCTGTCCATAAAATCCGGCCAAGGCAATCGGGAATACCGAATTGGCAAAAAGAAGACCAAGCTGAAGATCCATGTCCTGAGCCCGAGTAGAGAAAATATTACTACCAGTCTTGATAGCGGCATCATCCGTGCCCGAAAGCACGATCTGAGAACCGGGTTCGGCATCGGCAAGATCACCGCCGAGAGTCCGATTAATGAACTGTTGAATTTCTTCTGATGTCGCACCCGGAGATTCGCCCTGCCCCATGTACTTCTTGATGTAATAGACCAGAATCGCAGAGGAAGCGATCCTGGAATTAACCACGGTGTCGTGACTCATCAACTGGCAACGATTATACTGCTCCCGTGATGCCGTCAGAAGAGATCGCGAATACCTGACATCCAGATGTTCCCAATTGCCGATCCGGGGTTGGATAATGTGATAGGCGGGGAAAAAGACCGCATCCGAACTTGGTTTTGAGTTGTCTGTGTTCATCTGATGCCGGATATCGGGAACCTGATAAAAGGCTTGCCTGTAGTCGAGTTCATCTTGCTGGTCTGAATTTCTCACCATAGTCGAGGCTTCGAGATGAAAGGCCCTTGAAATATTCCCGATAGCCAGACCCTTTGAAAAGTCATCAGCGAGTTTGTCGTAATAACTGGGATTTGCCGTTGCCTGAGCCAGGCGTTGCATGAACTCGCTGTTCCACATGATGTTGACCTTGATCCACTCCTCTCTGAAAAGACCGTTCTTCTCGAAAGCAGTTCTGACATTTGGAGACCAATACCAGATTCGATCCAACATTTCATTTGCCAGGCGTTCGGCCCTTTTGGATGATCCCCCGGTAAACGTCAGATTGGGCTTATCACAGGTACACCATGCCGAGAAGTGCATACACGGCGCGTTCATGAAGGTGTTCAACATCAGATCAAAATCGCCAAGTCTCGCAACACGTTCTTTTGTCAACTTCAGGCCGCCATAAAGAAGATCGCCGATAAGACTGCCGAACTTCACAGGCAGAGCGGAGCCTTTCTTGTTGCCGGGATCTTCTTTGACCCTTGGTGTATATCCAAAGAAGGTCTTTTCTAAGAAAGTTTTCCGGGCCTGTTCTGTGATAGCACTGTCTTTGGGCATTTAATACCGTCCTCCCCCCGTAAGGGTAGGTCTCATCCGGCTCCCCGCGTAGGTCTGCACCTGAGCCAATGTGGGTCTGGCAATTCTGGAAGTAGAGGACCCCTGCCTGACACCCGCCGACCATTCCGATACCGGAGTTTTCTGGATATTCCAGCAGGCGAATATAATCGACCATACAAGATCGGTCTTTTTGAATCCGGTCTTTTTATTCTGGGTATTAAAAGCTTGGAAACTCCTGGCCAGGTCCCCGTCATTCGGCATTCTGAACCGGCCTTCAAGACCGAGTGTATAGAGCCACTGAATAGCGGCCTCACAGAGTTTGCCGTTATCCGTATCGAAAACCCCGACATTCTTGATCTGTCCCGTACTGGCCGTATGGAGAGCCGCTACAAGACCGCCCCCTGGATTGAGATCGAGTATCCCGTATTTCAGCGGGACCTTTTTATACAACCATCGGATCTTTTCGATATACTCCTCGGCGCTGAGTTGCTCTCCGAAAATCTTGCCGGGAAGAAAATGGCGTGATTTCGTAAAGAGTCTTGCATATCTGAGACGCAGTACGGCTCCCGTTGTCTCTTCCACAATAGATAGAGCCGAATCATCCGTAATCCTCGGATTGCCATGATCGGTATTCCCGGTCTTGCCCTTATTGGGATCGCCGCCGAGATAATATTTAAACCCCTTGAATTCACCGCTTTCGGATATGGTGTCGATATCTTTGTCATCCCAGAGACTACCGCGTTTTTCCTCTTCTTCTTCGGAGTATGTGACGCGATCAATCCAGGAATTCGGGAATATCTGACCATGGTTGGCGCTGGGCATCCCCATGTGTTCTTCATTCCAGATCCATTTTTGACCGCTTTCCTCGTACCATTTTTTGAGTTCGACGAGATTCTGCCGATTCTGCATGTGAATATTGGCGGATGTGGGGAAGTTCCGGGTCTTGAATCGTGGTTCTTTGGACTGCTTATAGGCGTGATTGTCTTTTCCCCATGGGGTCGTATTGGCGATGAACAGGCATCCATTGGAAAAATTCATATAGGCCGAGAGGTCTTCGTCGAGGATGTTCGGTCTTTTTACCCTCGCGTATTCATCAATGAGGATAATGGTTCGACCGAATATGGTCTTGCCATATCTCCTGGACTTGAAACTGGCGGGATTTAAGCCACGGATATTATTTGCAGACCTCACAAAATACTCTGTGCCGTTTTTGAGTTGCAAATAGGTCTTACTGTCGTTGTTGATGTCAATGAGGGATTCGGTCAGGGGATTCTGCGTCAAGTAGGCCCGAATATACTGCAACATGGCCTTACTGGTGTCGAGGGTGTTGCCGATGAGAATAAATCTTATTGCCATGGGCCGATCTGTGTCATAGACCATCTGATCAAAATAGGGCAGCCAGGCCCCCCAATGAGCCGCAGGGAGGCTTGACATCACCGTTGATTTACCCACGGACCGGCCACAGAAATTCATCTGGTATTGGTTGCGGATATCCAAAATGGCGCCGATCTGGTATTCGTCAATGTAGAGTCCGGGCCGGATCCGGCACCATTTTGAAGAATCGGCATGGGGAATGTGGTTATAGACCTTGCCGATCAAGCGGATATTATAGAGTTCTTCGAGGACGCCGCCGGCCAGATCCGTCCGGCCCTTTTTAGCCAGTTCTTTCCCGTCCCAGATGATCGTGTGTTTCCAGAGTTGGTTTAATTTGGCCTTATCTGAGATGATTTCATGCACGTTTTTAGACGTGTTGATAATCTTCTCCGCCTCTTTCTTTAGAGGGTTCATAATCGGTGTCCACAAAGGGTTCGTTGATATAGGCTTCATCAATCGGCGTAAGATCCTTGCCGATCATGATCGCATCTTCTGGAATATTTTCTTGCTGTTCTTTAGACCCGATTGGACTGATGACTTTCTCTTCTCCGATATTCGCCATCAGGTCATCGAGGCCGCTGGATTCCAGATCCTTGGCGATCTTGCTCGTATTGGTCTGAAGTCTGTCCAGGGCGTGTGAGGTGTCGGCTCCCTTGACATCCTTCAGCAATTTGGCGGTCAGACCCACGACTTCATAGAGTTTGCTGACATTGGCGATCATTCTATTTCGCTGGTCACTGATCGCCGCATAGCCTTTCGGCAGATCGGCCTTATCATCATCCGTAAAGGCGTGATAAGCTTCACGAAGCATCTCATCAACGCCCCTGATGTCCTGTTTCATAATCTCAATGTCTACGCAGGCCGTTTTGTGGAAATAGTTGTCATTCGGCAGGGCCTGCCACATGTGGATCACGTTCTGAGCGGCAATGTAATATTTCTGCCTGATGTCTTTTGAACCATCCACGTCCCCGATCCTCGAACGCAGATCCGCAAGAAGCACCACATCCTCATTGGGGGCCTTGGATTTGGCGATGTAGGAAAGACCGTCCTCGGTCAATTCCACATAGGTCCGGGCGCATTGTAGGGCCACAGCCAGGGCTTCTTTTGTCTTTGCCGGATCCACTTTTTGACCAAATAACCAATGGGCGCTTTTTTTCCACACTTCTTTTAACATCTTGATGGCTTCTTTTTCTGAACCGATGGTGATATAGGCAGGGTAGGGGAATTGTTGGGATTCGATTGATTTACTTTTTGGAGGTCTTCCTCTTTTTTTCAGCATTTATCCCGTCCTCCCAAATCTCTTGACAGAACAGGAAGGCGGGAATAAAATAAAAAATCCCCGCCCTCCTGGGGTTGTGGGAACGGGATGGGGTGGCAGCGAAACCTTGGCTGGGGAAACTGCCGTCCCATCCCGAGATGGGCAATAAAAAAGGCCGCCCGGCACATTGGGTGGCCTTTTCCTCCATCTTCCGACACTTATAGCGACAATATGCGCCTTGTCAAAAGATATAAACTACAAAAAACCCTTTGTCAAGACTTTTTCTCATTTTTGAGAAAATCTTATTATTGACCTTTTTGGTCTGCATTATATGCGGATCGGCATATATACTGGTTAGCCGGCATTAAACGAAGAGCAAATTACCCCCTGTTCGATCCCTTCGGTCGCCTCTCCAAGGTATTCAACCGTCACCTTGTCGGCAGAGGTACACCACGAACTGTAATACTCATTCCATCCGACAAATTCTTTGCCGTCTCTTGGGTTCATGTTTCGTGCGGTCTGCCCGTTCGGTGCCGCGACGACTGCGGAGTCGTAGGTGTCGTAATCGGTATTTTCATCCTGCGAAATTTTAAAAAGTTTCATGATTTTCTCCTTTGAATCGGCAGAGTATTGATGTTGGAATCTATCCATAGACCCTCCAGTGCTTGAATAGCCCATCGAGTTTACGAACTGCGACAAGCCTATCCTGCGTGAAATAAGATGTCAACCCATAGACCATCATCCTCCGCTGGCCCCCATATTTAGAATCCCATATCGGTGTGGTGATCATCTTCTGAGTAAGCTTGGCGAAAGGATTACTCAGAAATCCTTCGAGATCGCAGAGATGCCAGGATGAGAGATGATACCGCCGCTGGGAATAAGGAATTTCTTCTTTTGGTTGAAGGCAATAGCTGACTCTCTTTCTCCAATCGACTTTTTTCTCTTCCCGGGTCATGATCATGTGACTGGAGTCCTCATGCCGGAACTCCCATGGGCATCCGCTGACATCACGCAGACAGAGATTGTATTGTTCCAACGCCTCGGCGACATTTACAACACATGAGATATCCTCCGATTCGGATTTTGAACGTACCGTCACTTGGACTCCAAGGCTGGATTCAACAATCCTGTGAACACTCCCCCATCAATCAGAAATTGGAAGGGAAGTGTTCACCATTCTATTTGTTCAACCTCCGACCATACTCAGCGATCAACAGCGCTTCCGCTCGACCGTCTTTCGGAGTCCGGCAATTAACGGGGATCAGTTTCACATGCGGGAATAATCGTTGCGCCGCAAGAACGGATCTCCCCTTCCCATCACCAGGAATGTCTCGTAACATTTCCTTCTGCCATGTCTTCGGATGCACCATAGTATAAGGGATCTCAAAGGCGGCAATCATGGCCTCGATGTTCCCGAAGCCCCTGCCGAACTTAAACATGGAACACACGCCCTGCCCAGGCATGGCCGATACCTTCTCGATGAACGCATGGACCGGCTGAGGTGGGATACCAATGGATTGAATGCCGGCAATGAGAGTTCTCAACGATATGAGATCAATAAAATTCTGATTCTTCTTGCCTTTCTTTACCGTGATGGTCGGCATATCTTCAACCCATATCACACCGTTCTCACCGATTAGAGCTATGCCGCCGGATAGACCGGGATCAATTCCGAGAAAATTCATGAGGTCTCCTATTCTTGGTTTACACCATCCCCCCTATTCCTCAATTTTATCTCCCTTCCCCCCCCGCTTTTTGATCCTACCCCTTGGTCTTGCGTGGATCGCTGCCATAGGTCCACTCGGTCTGGATCTTGCCGTTCTTGCCCTTGACCCTGATCTGGCTGGGCATGTTGGTCCTTGCTAAAAACCTGGCCTCGCACACAGCGGACCGCTTGGTGGCGCTCTGCCACAGATAGCCGCTTGTATCGGCTACTTTCACGATCCACATTTTATCCGATCTCACATAGTGCACAAAATACACGGTACGCTTCGGCTTTCTCATGATGATCTCCTTTTGGTTGGGTTGGAAAACAATAGCGCTTTAAACCATACGATCTTCACTGACAAATTCGGCGCTGGACGCATATCTCAGCGGCGAAAGGTTATCGGTAGACTTATCTTCTACGAGATCGACAATCCATTTTTGGAGTATTTCATACTGTTGACTTCCGAACTCAATATCATTGAATTTTAAAATCACTCTCAACATAAGATCCTCCCATCAGTCTCTTTATATTCGGTTTCAATATAACCTCGGTGAAAGACCGGAGTGTATTGATCAGAAGTTTAACCTTAAGCGGTTCGGGTTCAGGCAGATGGTGATGCTTGCTGTCGGCGCCGACACTGACGAAATCGGGTTTGATCTCACGGATCATATCCACGAACAGCGATAGATCGAAATCCATGATGGGTTCACAGGATATCATATATTCGGCTGATTCGCAGAGGAGAGGACCATCCGGAATAGTATTATCATCTTTCAAGGTTTTAAATGCCTCCATGCGTTGCCGGGGTTGCGGGGCCTCGCTGTATTTTAAGGTCTTGCGATTCGTTTCTATCGTGGTCGCCAAAATTGTTTTCGGAGGCAGCTGGAACGGTTCAAGAAACCTTGCTGGATTTTTGGTCTGGAAAAGATAAGTGTTGTCGGGATATCTTCTGCATTGATTCATCACGGCCTCGATCCAGCCTTGAGGTATCGGCTCGGCCCACATATCGGTTGAGGACCCCACGAAGATCGTTTTGCCGGATCCGAGATTGGTCTTGAGAATTTTATCCACAAGACGGAGAGGCCCCGGAAAGATTTGCGGCTTGCGTTTGTCCTTGGGTCTATATCGCTTCGCCATATCGGAGATGAAGCAGTATGAACAGGAATGAGGACACTCCCCCCGAATAGGGTTAAATGAGTGAGAAACAAACTCATACATATTGCCGGATCGCTTATTCAATCTAGCCCCTGCTTTTGAGTTCATCGTCCCATCTCTCCCAAGGCTCTTGTTTTTGCGGGATTTGATTCTCCCAAACAATATCTGTCGCCCGACAGGAATCCGTCGCTTCGAGAAGATGAAAAATATGGCCCGGATGTTTCCTTGCCAGTCGTTCGGCCTCGCTGCGGGCTTCTAATTCTGATCTATGTTTGATTGCCGGAGATCGGTTGCCTTCCGCCCACACCATCCAGAATTTTTTCATAATTCCCTCCCCGCATAGTTTCTAAAGACCGAATACTCTTCGATAAATCGTGTAAAAATAGTCCTGCAAGGTCCGTTTCGCTGTTTGCGGATTATAATCTCGGCCTTGGTTGGGTCATCGGTTTTCTCGTTATAGACGATATCGCGGTAAATCATAAAAACATTATCTGCGTCTTGTTCGATAGCCCCACTCTCGCGTAAATCAGACAACATAGGTCTTTTGTTCGTCCTAAGTTCACAACCTCGATTAAGTTGGCACAGTGTCATTACCGGCACATCGAACTTCTTTGCGATTCTTTTCAACCCTCTCGACATACCGGCGATTTCTTGTTCACGGTTCTGGTTTTTGCGTCTATCATCTGAATTGATCAATTGCAGATAATCCACGATCACCAGATCAAGAGGGCCTCTGGATACGGCATTCATAACGCCCGAACGGATGCCTCTTAGATTAATATCCGAATCATCATTGATCAAAAGTTTATATTCAGACATGTCTCCAGCCGCTCCGGTTATAGCCAGCCAATCAGTTTTATTTAAATTTCCGGTTCTGAATTTTTTGCCATCGACTTGCCCGACCCCGGAAAGAAATCTTTTGCAAAGCTGGTCTTTTGACATCTCCAGAGAAAATAAAAGAACGGTTCCGCCTGCTTTGCAGACATTATCTGCAATAGTCAGAGCAAGCGATGTCTTGCCCAAAGATGGTCTGGCCGCTACTATGGTCAGATCAGATTTGATCAAACCACCCGTCCATTCATCCAAATCGCACAACCCGGTTGAAATACCAGAAACTTTATTCGGATTGTTAAAGAGGATCTCGATTCCTTCAATTGTTTTTTTTAGTAAATTAAAAATGGATTCGGATTTTTTCCCTCCCGATCCCAAGCCCAGGGAATAAACCGTATCTTCAGCATCGGCCAACAAAGATTCTGTTTCTATTTCAGGATCTGAATAAATTTTCTGCCCCACTTCTCCGAATTTGATCAATATCTGCCTGCGAATAGACATGTCTTTCACAATCTTGGCATAGGATCTGATGTTTGCTGCCGTAGGTACGGCATCCAAAAGTTGAGAAAGATAAACGCCGCCGCCGACGGATTCAAGCCCGCCGTTCTGAAAGAAATAATGATATATTGTTGTAAAATCAACAGGCTCTCCCTTGTCCAAAAGAGATTGTATTGCTGTAAATATTTTCTGATGGACAGCCTTATAAAAATCCTCCGCGGATAAACTTACCTCGTAAAAAGCATAGTTAGACAACAACAATGCGCCGAGAACACTTTTCTCCGCGTTCAGATCATAAGGTGGAACTTTTGGTTCAAGATTCATTGGCGGATATTTTCTTCTGCCATCGGTTGCTTCCGGGTTCAACGACAATATTGCCTCTCCCTGTGGATTCAGGAGGCGTGGTCTTGCCTTTCGGCGCCACCTTCTCCGGGGTAATCCATTCCCGCCAATAGTTCTTCTTCAAAAATCTGATGGCGTCTTTTATCCCGATCCCATCTGTTACGTTCTGAGAAACGGCATAGTTTCTTGCCGCCTGTAGGACTTCCGGGATATCCTCATCCTTGATTTTTTTCAGAAAAAATTCTTCAGCTTCCGCCTTGTAGAGTTTCTTGCCGTTGCGGTCCGGATATATATTCCAAAATCCGTCAAACTGCGTTTTCTTGCTTTCTGCAATTATAATATCCTTGTCTTTGTCCTTGCCCTTGCCCTTGTCTTTGTCTTTGTCTTTGTCTTTACAACCTTCTATAGACCTTTCATAGACCTTATATAGACCTTCTTTTTTTAAGATCTCGATAACCGAATTATGAACTCTATTCACTTTTGAAAGGATTCCATACTGAAAAAAAATAAACTTTGTTATAAACCATTTATCCTTAAATGGGTAAATCCGATCACTAAATTGTAATAAAACATCTTCGGAAGTTATTGTTTCGCCAATATGGAAACTCGCACTCTCAAAATCAACTTTCCAAATACCGGCATGGTTGCATTTGTCCAAAATAAATATCCAAAAAGCCTTGTATTTACATGGCAATTTTCTAAACCATGGATCATCCCATTTACCTGAATCTGTGAATCTATTTGCCATTATTGTACGCCTTCTTTGTCACATCGTAAAAAAGAAAAATTTGATCTGTCATTTGTTCTGCGCGGCTTATACGATCTATTCATCCGATCATCTCCCCGATAAATCTTGATCTATCAACCGGCTTGCCGTAATTCCTGAGCGGACTCAGGATATAGAGTTCATCCTTAGCCCTGGTGACTGCCACAAAGCAGATCCGGCGCTCTTCTTCAAGAACCCCGCTCTTGAGCGGCAGCAGATCCTCGCAGACGCCTGCGAGGAAGATGACCGGGAACTCTCGACCTTTGGATTGGTGTGCGGTCATTAACTGCACCGCATCGAGATCCTTTTTTACGAGGTCTTCGGCTGTTTTCATCCCATACCATTCCACGAAGGCCGACAGGGTGTGATCATCGGGAAACTGTTCCTGCCAGTCTTTGAGATAGACAAAGAGTTTTTGGATGTTTTCGGCTTTCGTGAGACGGCCTTCTGCGGCATACTGCCTTGCAAAGTGAAGACCGTTTTCAAGTTCTTCCGCTATTTCAAGCACGGTGACAAGGGATCCATTCTTGATCTTGAGCCGAATAGACGTGAGGAAAAAAGTCAGGGCATCGGAGCCGGTTGGTTCGTGACTGGAACAGGCTTCATAAAATGTGAGATCATTCTCGATTCTTTTACTCTCCAATCTCGAAAGTTCGAGTTTTGACAGCCGGTCAGAAAGGATGCTCCGCATGGCGTAGTTATCCTTGAGGTTGTGAATGACCTGAAGATGCCGGATGAACCTTTTGACCTCGGGGATCTGATAGAATTTCAGAGCCGCATTGATGACCTGATAGGGAATTTTTTCTTTTTCAAGAGCCTCTGCGATCTTCTCGGCCTGCCGGTTGGTGCGGAAGAGAACGGCAATGTCGATAGGTTTTAACGAAGGCCGTGAATCAGGAAGATGCTTTTTCCCGTCCCTTGTTCCCGGTATTCCCGCCTCCGCTGATTCGCCCTTTAAGAAAGATCCGATGACCATTGCGATAAAGTCCGCCTCTTGTTCCTTGTCGTCCCACGTCCATGTTCTGACCGTCCCTTCTTCGGCCGTATCGGCTTCCATAACGTCTCTCGATAGTTGACCCGGATTGTTCCTGATGAGTCTATTTGCCGCCTCGATGATCAGGGTCTTGGATCTGAAATTCTTCGTCAGGACGATGGTCTCAAGATCAGCGTATGTCGCCATTAACATATTCAATAGAAATTGATTACTGGTCCCCCTGAAGGCATAGAGTTCTTGGTTGGGATCCCCCACCACAGTGAGATTCTCGGGATCGATCAAACGGATGAGCGCATATTCCTCTCCGGCGATATCCTGGAACTCATCGTATATCATGTGCTGATAGAGGCCGTGATAATAAGCACGGACCTCCTGGCGCTCTTTTAAGAGCTTGATGGCGTAGAGTAGAAGCAGATCGTAATCAAAGGCATTGTTCTCCCTGAGACGTGTAAGGTACTCACCGGCCACGATATCCGCATTCTCCCTTGGATCCCCATCCGGGAGTTCCTGTAAGCGGTTGGATATGGCCATAACCACGTCTTCGACCTTGGCCTTGAGTTTCAGCGCCGAGCAGATGTCCTTGATGATGTCCCGCTGGTCGATCTCGTCATAGATCGTGAAGTTCTCGTCAAAGCCGATCAGGAACCCCCATTGTCTCAAGATCTTTACGCAAAGCGAATGTGAGGTGCCGACAAACATCTTCGAGGCGCGATGGCCGCTGCCCTTGAGCCGGCCCTCCAGCCGCTTCTTCATCTCCGTTGCCGCCGACCGGGTGAAAGAGACGGCGCAGATATGGAAGGGGCTGATTCTGCGGACCCGGATCAAATGCTCGATCCTCGCCACGATGGTTGAAGTCTTACCTGAGCCAGGCGGTGCTATGATACGCAGATACCTGGCGCTGGATTCAACGGCCTTATTTTGCTCCGGTGTTAATTCCATAAAACTCCTTTGCCTGGTTTAAAACCCGTGCCTTGCCTTGCCGAGCCACGCCTCGCCCTGCCTTGCCATGCCTCGCCGCGGGAATTAAGAAACAATTTCCCATTTCTTGACCATGAATCTCCCATGCCTGGGCCGATAAGTGCCGAGCGCCGTTACCAACCCACCGACCTCAAACCAAGACAGGAGTTTGTCGGATGTAACCTTGTCATTTGGGAAAAGCATGATTTCAAATTCAAGGGACCATGGCAGTTTGAGAACCGGACGCTTTCTTACTTCTTGTTTAATCACCTTTCCACCGGCCATCTTGGTGAGTCCCGCAGACCAAGTATTGATATAGAAATAATTCTTCATTTTATCGAAATCAGAAAAAACGATCTTTTTATTATTGCCGTCGAGAAACGGGATGAGCATTGGTGGAGTGATGGCTACATGAGACTGCCCGATAGCAATGAAGTCTTTGGCGGATCGTTTTTCCACAAACCGGGTAACCCCTACCGGCGGCAGGTCCCGAAAGAGAAAGGACATGATGTTTTCTGATGGAAGCACAAGCTCCTTTTCATCATTCAAATAAATCTTTTTTTCCGGCGATCTGTCCTTCTCGGAATAATCGTAAAACCTGTCAAACATGATATCAGAAAGCCCTTCAAGTCTCACTTCGATTTTCTTAGTATCCATGATGTCCCTCCTGTTTTGTTAAATTAAACCCGTGCCTTGCCGTGCCTTGCCTAGCCTTGCCTGGCCTCGCCAAGCCGTGCCTAGCCTGGCCGCGCCACGCCTAGCCTTGCCTAGCCTTGCCTCGAAAACTTATTTCTTTTTTAAAATCTGGAATGCTTTGAGTTCTTTGAGTTCGGGATTCATCATCTTGACATAATCGTC